TTGAAGATTCTAGTAGCAATGTTCATAATTTTGGTGTAAATATAAATAATGTAACATTTGATAATTCAGAAAAAGATGGCTTTAGCTCCTTTAATTTCGGCGTTGTTTTAAGTAGGATAAATTCAAGCGATGATATAGGAAACGTAACTATATCTAATTGCCAATTTTTAAACTCTGTTATAGCTTCTTTCAGCGGTATTACTGCTGCTAAGTTAAAAAATATAACGTTATCGAATAATGCCTTTAGGGGCAACGGAGAGACTACTGCGCCAGATTATGCTATGTATGTAGGGGGGGCTGGGCATATATTCGACTTTAATGATGCTCCTCCTGAAAATAATATAGAATGGAGAGGGAATATAATTACCAATAGCTCGGGAACTCCTGACGCCTCCGGCTCTCATCTCTGGGGAGATAGAATTAGCAACAATTTATTCGTAGGAAATAAAGTTGGAATCGGAACTTCTATATTTGATATAGACGATGACGTTACGCTACACATAAAAGCTGGCGATTCCGGAGTTATTAACTCTGGCATTAGCACGGCTGATGATGTGATTATAGAGAATAGCGGCCATGTGGGAGTGATGCTTCTTTGTCCTGATGCCAATTATAGCCAGATAAATTTTGGCACCCCAACTTTGCATAGAAATAGCTATATCAGAGGAAATTATAATAGCGCTAGCCCTCAATTAACTTTGGCCACCAACCATTCTTCGGGGAAAGTACGCTTTAAAACTGCCGATGAGGTGGTAGCTCTTACATTAGACTCAGATCAAAACGCAACACTTGTTGGCCAGGTCAGCATAAATGGGGCCGAGATGGGAAACACTACTCGGGCTATTTCCTCCATTGGCCGTGTCGCCATCGCAGATAATGAGTCCACCTCAGGCTGGACAGCCTCTGGCACCCTGGGCTCCGATACAAATGTTGCAATCGAAGGAAGGGTTGGGATTGGAGAAGAGGATGCAGAGGCGATGCTTCACGTTGTCTCTACAGCTTCTGGGGCATCTGGAAGCTTAAAGGTAGGTCCACCAACTGATGATGATCCATTTTGTCGTATTTATGGAGACAGAAGGTTAGGAGATGGTGTGGCTCTCTTGAGTGTTGAGAGCTCAACTAGCAGTAGCCCATATATGCTCAAAGTATTTGACTCTTCTGGAAGTTTTATACAAACAGGCGAATTTCAGTTTTTAGTTTTTAGTTTTTCAGGAACTTGGCTCGGCAACGGGCGTACTGCAAGTCACTATCTAATTTGCGGAGATGTTGGCAATTCAAATCCATTTAGAATTGTAAATGTGGCAGATGCTCCTTTGGAAATTGGTGATATGATGAATGAGCATGGAGTTGTTGCCTTGGGTGGTATTACCTCTGAAACTAATAATTTCACTATTGATCATCCAGATCCAGCCAAAACTGATGACTATTGGCTTAAACACTCTGCTGTTGAATCTCCGACCACAGGGGACAATTTATACAGGTGGACAAAAGAGTTAACTTCGGGAGACAATAGCTTAGAGCTTCCTGACTATTTTAATTTATTAAATAAAGATGCTATGGTTTGGGTTTCTCCAGCAGGACACTTCGGAGCCGGGTATGGCGACGTTAATGATAATATTGCAACAATAACTGTTAATGAGCCTGGTAAGTATAATATTTTGATTATTGGCACAAGAAAAGACGAGGCTGCGGAGAGGCTCTGGAAGGGTGTTGAGCGAGCAAAGACAGAGCCGGAAAAAGAAAAGGCTAAGCAGCGAAAGGCCGCGATAGCCATGAGGGACGCCGAGAGGGCTATGAAGGAGAGTAATAATGCCTAAATCAAAATATCCAAATCAATTAGATACATCTGTAGAAATACCTGTTGTTAGAGATAATATAACAGAAATAGGCTCTGATGTATTAAACTCTTTGCGATCTGCATTATTTCAAATCGAAAAGACTTTAGGAATAAATCCCCAAGGGGCTATAGGCAATACTGTTGCTGCACGTCTTGCGAATGTTTTGGATGAAAATGGAAATCTTTTAAAAGTAGCATTAGATAGATCTAGCATTCTCTCTGGACCAATCGGAAATGAAGATGTATCAAAAGTGGCGGCCATCGATGAGTCTAAGCTAAAATTACAATACCCAACTCAATTGCTGCAAGATGAAATATCTCAAATATCAAACAGACTACAAAACCTTATAGATACATTAGAAGAGTTAAACAGAATAGTTTCAGCGCACGTTCACGAAGATGCCATAGATAGGCACAAAGCTGTCGCAATAACCGTTGCCTCCGCAGATATAGATGCATCAACTTCTGCTACAATGGAGCTTGCAGACGGAACGCTGCAAGAGGCTTTAGAGGAACTTTATAACGCTCATATATACTATACTGGAGAATCGATTTCGTCAACTAATAGCTCTCATTTGGCAAATCAAATTTTTTATAATAATGAAGATTATAGCACAATTATCCCTTCAGATGATGTTCAAGGAGCGTTGGATGACCTGGCCGCAATTGAAGAAAAAAGTTTAAAAAATGTAAATCTAAATTTTAATTCTAATGGAATAGTTCGAACCGGCTCTACGTATGATGCGTTTGAAGAGAATGACGAAGGGTCGGTTTTGGTAGAAGAGTCTGCCATAACATATAGCGGCCCAAATGCCGCCTCTAAAGATAGAGTGTCTTTTACTTCGCAGCCTTCTTTTAATGGCACAATTTCTAAATTTGATATATTTACAATGATAGGGTCTCCTAATGAGGATGATAATAGAGATTATGTTATTGCAGATGTTGAGCTAACAGGGGATGGCCTAGGGGTTGACTACATAGACGTTTATGGGCAGCCGCTTAGCTCTTATGTGGCGGGTATAACGGGCCAGATAACTAAGGGCAAGTATACAAATTATAATGAAAATGGGTTTAATTGCGTTGTTAGGCCAAGATATGATAGAACCAATACGCCAGATATACATGTAGCCCTTCCAAACGCAGCTACAATAATATCTTCTGGTTTGAGAGCAGACGGAATTGTAAGCGGCACTTCAGACACTATTGCTATAAAAATAGATGGAGAAGATGCAGTTAAAATAGAGGTTTATGATTCAAATTTTGACGTTCAGACTCTTGACACAATAGTTAACATGATCAACACTTACTCTGTAGAAAATAAATTAAATATTATGGCGTACAAGATGCGCTCGTTGCGTTGTTACGAATTGGCCATAACACATATTGTTCCAAATTTTGCAGATGATGTAAAAAATAGAACTTTAGAGATAACGGCAGCTTCTGAACAAGACGCAACAAGCACTCTGGGCCTTTCTTATATATTAGACCGAGAAGTAGAGGGGTTGTATGGAAATGCTTACCACATAAATGGCGCATTGCTAAAAACTTTTAATACAAGGATTGCATATACTTCTACAACAATTCAAATTAATATGGGAACTGCAAACTTGTCGACTACATCTAATAACTTCTTTGAGGATGGAGTCAGAATTGGAGATATTTGCGTAATAAGCGGATCAAGTGTTTCTACAGACGATGGAACATATAGGATTACATCTGTAAACGATGAGTTGTTATCGCTAGATTATTTGGGCTCAGTTTTGGAGGGAGAGCTTGGAGATGATTCTGCATTATATATCCTAAGAAGCTCCGCTCCAGTTGGCGAAATGGAGTTTGATGAAATTGCAGGGAATGGATCGATACTTTTTGATGTTTTTCTAACAGAGGATATGGATATATTCTTTGACAAAAGAATGCTTATTGCTTCAAGCTTTAAAGATCCAAATTTTTATGCATCTATTGTTGATGCTTCATATGGATTCATAACGGATGGTGATGAAGCATCTTTGACAATTACTACAGATAGATATGCAACCCTAACTGACCCAACGTCAGTTTCTGGAGAGGCTGTATTTGTGGCCGGTGGTGGAACGTACAAGATATACTCTAGCGATAAAATGTCATATATAGTTTTAGAGGTACATACAACGGGCGCTCCAACCTCTAATATGACAGTAGAGATAACTGGCTATAGCGAGCCTTCTAGGGCTTGTCTGCATTTATGTAGAGGAACCTATTCAACAGATATGGGAATGGTGCTTGGGGACTCGGGGCTGGGGGTTCCGAGAACTATAGACAAAAGAACAACAGGAACTGTTGATGACACAATTATATCAGAGCCATTTCTTGAAAGATATATTCAGGGGCCAAGAAACGATCTAAGGGGCAATGGTGTAATAAGAAATGGATTAGTTTCTTCTGTAGATAACTCTGCAGGAGATGGAACTTGCTTAATAACAATTGATCCCGGAGTTCTTGTTGTAAATGGAATAAGATTTGAATATCTTGGAATTCAAGATATGTTGTATACACATTCGCCTACAGGAACCGTTACTGCTAGTACTGATGATTTTTATATAGCAATAGACGGAGAAGGATGTATACAGGTTGAAAATAAAGTAGAAGATCCAGATAACCCTGGAGAATATTTTTCTCCATTTAAAGATCAAGATATATTGCATTTAGCCTATATAAATGTAACTAGCTCTACTGAGAATACAGTATATGATTTAAGACTATATGTTAGTCGTCTAGACTATAAAGTTACAAAAAATCTTATAGTTGCAAATAATCGAGAATTGGGTCATTTCACTTCAATAAATGAAGCAGTTATATATAGTGAACATTTTACAAAATTATTTCCAAACTCTGGAACTCCAACTATTCATATTAGAGAAGGGGAGTATAAAATTACAGAAGCTATAGAAATTTATCATGATTTGATATTAAAAGGATCTGGACCAAATACGATTATAACCAGGGACCCATCATATCCTCCCGGAGGCACCACCGCGAGGTCTATAAGCGACCCCTTGTTTAAAATTGGATATTTCTCAACAGACGATCTCATCGTAAGTGGCGTAGAGCTTAGAGACTTTACATATAAAGGGCTAGAGGATCTTAGCGCAGGTGTTGGAGATTCCGTTATTATGCTGAAGCATAATCTTTTAAATAGTTCTGGAGGCAATGTTGAGGCTCATTTTGCTATTAGAAATATTAAATTTATCGGAGCAAGTGATTATGTTGTTGATAATTCAAGCTCTAATATAAATGATTGGGATAACGATTCTACTCCCAATGAGACGCCAATACATATTGGTAATTCCCAGGATGGCCTATACAGCAATATAATAATATCTGGCTGCCAATTTGAGGGGATTGGCTATGGAGAAGGTGTGGTTTATTTAAATCCAGATAATGATTTTGAAAATATAAATGTTTTTGGTAATATTTCAATTGGCGCAATTCATTCTGATCATGGCCTTGTTTGCTATAGAAACGTAGACAGTGCCGGCCTTGGGAAGACGCTAACAGGTTTCCAAGAAACCTCAAATGTTATTAAATATGAATCATAAGGATAAATTATGTCTGAAACACGAGAACAATCCGCAATAGATGCGATATATGAAATTTTAGACAAGCTTGAGTTTTTAGATAAAAAAGTTCAAGTTATAGATAATAATGTAAAGTTATTAAACAACAAGATTGTTAAACTAAGCTCAGGGTCTAGCCCGAAGGCCATAGCGCCGAGCAGCGGACCTTCTGCGGCCGCACCTCAGGCGGATGATTCTTCTACACAAATAGATAGAGTTGTTTTGGGGAAAGTAAAAACATTCGGATATATAGTAAATAAAGCGCGGCAACCATTAGAGAGTGTTGTTGTGAATATTTACGATAATAAAAATAAATTAATTAAAAATGTAAAAACCAATAATGATGGATATTGGGAAGTTAGGTTGCCTTCTGGAGATTATGGGGTAGAATATATTCACAAGAAGTTCATGCCAATCAATAGAACAATAAAGCTGGCACAGGACATTCGTGAACACGAGGTTAGGTGATGTTTGCTGTAAAAATTTTTAATGATAAAATTAGAAAAAATAATATTTTAAACAAGACTATTAAAAATATATCTGATTTTCTAAAGAAAGATATGAGTAGAGATGTAAATATTATTTTAGATAATAATTCAATCGAAATGGTTTCTGGTAATTTAGATATTAATAATGGTGAGGTTATTGCCGAGTTAATGTTCAAGAAAGTTATTACAATTAAGTCAAGTGATTTAAATGATCGTGAAAAGTTAGATGAGTATATTAAAGAAATTAAGCATTTTTGCAAACAAGCTGCTATAATTGAAGACGTTGAGTATACACCTGTTTACTTAAGAAAACTTAAAAAGGAATAATAATGATAGACCAACAGAATTTGCCAGGATCAGGATTTAATGGCGATCATGTAGTTTATTCTAGCTTTTTTAATGATAATCATATAGTTCAGCAAACGGCAATTGTTCATCCAAAAACTTTGCTAATTGACGGATTAAGGAAAATCTTTAGAAATGATTCTATTTTTACGTATAGAGATGATGAATATGGGTATCCTTTAACTCCAGATCAAACTGGGATTGATGTAGATACAGAGTATACAACAAAAATACTCATAAGCGATACCTTTAGATATGAAGTAAAGTTTTTTCCGGCTATAGTTATAAAGTCAAATGGCGGATCATATAAGCCTGTTTCTTTTAATCAGAACATGACTTATAAATATAAGACGGAAGCAGTTCAGAATGATTATGGGGCCGTAAAAATCCTTAGCTCTCCAACGCATAGAATTTATGCAGGAATGTGGGACCTTGGGTTTGAAATAGGCATTTATTCCGAAAGTCAGAGTGAGTTACAAGAGTTAGTTGATATAGTTAGTTTGGCGCTTCAATATGTTCTATGGAACGATTTGAGAGCCAGTGGGTTATTTATAAAGGGATTGCAAATTGGGGCAGAATCATCTGAACAATATGCTAATGATTATGTCTATAGCACAAGTATTACTGCTAGTACATTATCAGAGTGGCGAGTTGAAATCCCTATAGATAATGTTGTAGAAAAAATGGTATTTAGATTTCAGTCAGATTTAACTCCAATTCCTGGTGTTAAAACGGCAGCTGATGTCTTATCTACTAAATTTGACGATATTATTGAGATGACAGATATTACTTAAAAATGCTAAAAATGAAACTACTAATAATAAATGATTTGGTAAGTTATTGTAAGCTCGGAGGATTTTAAATGGCTAATATACCCGGAATTTCAGGCTTCATACAGCCAGGGGCTTTCGCTAGAGACAGGGTTATTTCGCGAGGAGTTTCAATTCCTGGCGGAATTAGAATTGTTTGTGTAATGGGAGAGGGTCTCAGAGAAGAGACTATTATTGACTCCGCAGCCGGAAGCGGCACAGACGGAAGCTCAACTTATAGCCCCACAGGCTCTGGAGATGGAAGATATTTTGATTTACAGAACGTTCCTGTTGTAAGCGGAAGAACAGAATTAAGACTAAATGGCACTTTGCTATTTGGAGTGCAAGACACAGTTGGTTCCTCGGATAGCAAGTGGACTTCGGGCGGCTTTGATACACAATTTGATTATAGAATTGACGTTACCACTGGAGCTATAGAGCTTCAGGGCGCATATATTGAAGATCAGGGCGGAGATGGATATTCTGCTTCTTCATCAAACGTTGGCGATGGCTATATTGTAGAGGCAACTTGCGGAACTACATCTGGTGCGGGTGGGAATACCTTGCAGGTAATTGATTCTTCTGCGCCTCCTGAAAGATGGACCATTAAGTGTGTAGCTGTCAAAAGAGATTCTTCGGGAACTCCAATTGCAGGGCAGGCCACTTTTACGGCAACTGGCTCTAGCTCTGGACAGCTTTATGATGCATCTGGGGCCGCTAAGGTTTTTACAAGTTCTTATGAGACATTATCTGCTGGTGCAGTAAGTGCAAATATAGACCCTATAACAGACGGCCTAGTTGTCGCCAATGACTCTATAGGGCCTGGAGGCGGTGCAGGTTCAGCGTCAGGTACGCCAACTTTGGTGTCTGGAGACTCCACGGCAACTAGTACAAATAAGTTTGTTGTAAGTGAAGACTTGGTTTCTCACGGCCAGGTAATGGCCGGTGATTATTTAATACTTAGCGAGACAGCTTATGAGATAAAAAGCATTGAGGTGGGATCCACTACGGATTCTACCGATACTACAAAGTCAACAGTTACAGTTGTAGCCGATACTCTTACGGTATCTGGCGCTTTGACAACCTGGGAGATTAGAGCTACAAACGTATTGATTGATGACCCCACTGTTGCTCACGAAGATGATAGTGACGAGGACGACTGGGGAGACCCTGCTAGCGCTGGGACGTTTAGCAGCGAAGATATAGGCAAGATAGCTATTATTTGCTCTGGAGATGCAGAAGGAAAATATGTTATAGACGCTGTAACCTCCTCCAGAAGGGCCAGAGTTTCCCTTTATGGGGATTCAACATCTGCCTTCCCAGAGATGGACGAAGATAGCACATTGACCGAAGGTATCGCAGAAGGCAGCTTGACAGTATATTTGTTAGAAACAAACGGAATATTACTACTGGGAATAGCCGAAGGCACTACTACTTTTGAGGTCGGAGATAGATTTTATGTTGATGTGGCAGGGCGAGCCTTGGCGCGAGGTGATCAATTAGATGCAAAATATATATACGAAGGCGATCTTGATGATCCTGAGTTTTTTACTGATGCAGCAGATATGTTCAAAAAGCATGGAGACCCTGGAGAAACAAATACTTTATCATTAGGCGCTCAAATGACTCTTGAAAATGGAGCACCTGGAATTCTCGCCCTTCAGTGTAAGCCGCCCATACCAAGAAGAACCACAACTACTTTAGTAGAAGAAGTTGATTCAGATGGCAATGGTGGATTTGCATCTTGTTATAGTAGCGCAAGCGAAAGCGCTTCCAACTGCGAAGTAGATGACCTAACCTTTATTATTCCAAGGCCAATAACAGGGCTCAGAGAGGGTAGGCCAGATCCGGATAGCAGAGTAAACTTATTTATAGTTAGAGATGGCGTAGACATTCAAGTGTTTCCAAATAAAGTTGATTTCTATAACTCACAGCTTGAGTCTGTTACTCAGCAAACTAATTTTATATCAAGTTCTGATTATGCCTTTTCTTATACTATAGCAAATACAAGCTTTGATATCCTTGGGGATGGCATAGATGGCGATATCGCTACAGATGAAACCGGAACATACTTACAAACGTTAGAGGTGGACTTTGACGGAAGCATGGAGTTTACCGCAAATGAAACGACAATAGTTATAACAAGTATGGAGCATCCATCGGATGGCACAGTATATACTACTGGAGAAGAAATTGCAGATCAGTTATTCGGAGAAGCAGCCGCTCATCTTGATAATCCAGAAGTTGTAATATCAACTGTTGCTAGCGACAAAAAGGCTTATATCTTACCATATTATGATACTGGCGCAGCATTTGCATTAACTGCAGGTTCCTATAAGGACGTGCAATTCTTTGTTAAGGATGTTGGGGACACAACAAATGTGGACGCATCACTATTGCTTCATCAGGACTTGGTAGAGAGCGGAGTTTTACAAGAAGGCGATGGAATTAAAATTTCATATATAGATGAAAATGATGCAGATTATTTTGATACAAATTGGTTTAATGCACTCGAAGCACTAGAGGCCGCAGAAGCACAGATTATTGTTCCGCTTCCGCTTCAGGCTAAGTCATCTATTTTTAGAGCAGTTGTAAATCACTGTGAAAATATGAGCTCCATTGCTAACAGAAAAGAAAGATTGGCATTCATTGGAGCAATCGAGGGTGTGACAGCAGCAGCGCTAATTGGCCAAGAAGAAGTGGCAGTTGAAGACATAGGAATATTAGAAGGAATCCAAGGGGACGATCCTGCTGAGGTTTTGGACCAAAATGTAGAAGATTTGGTAAACTTTCAATTAGATGAAAATTATACCAGCACTAGATGCGTATACTTCTGGCCGGACTCCATCGTGAGAAATGTAAATGGAACAAACATTACATTGGACGGATTTTATATAGCGCCTTGTGCAGCTGGATTTTTATCTAGCAAGCAAAATGTGGCCATTCCATTAACTCATAAATCATTATCTGGGTTCTCCATACTAAGAGATAAAGTCTTAAGGCCTGTTACTCTCAATAGCCTTGGGAACGTTGGAGCAACAGTGCTTCAGCCGGTTACAGGCGGCGGGAAAGTCTTAGCAGGAAGGACCACTAGCAATACAGGATACGTAGAAGATGAAGAAATTTCTATAATGTTTATTAGGGATAGGGTCAAGCAAGTATTGCGCAGTTCGCTAAAAGGATTTATCGGGGGAGTACAGAGCGCTGATACAAATATATTAGTGGGGAATAGAACTGGATCAATTCTAGCCGGATTAGTTCAGCAGGGTTTGATCACAACATATAAAAATATTAGGGTTCAGCAAGACAAAGTGGATCCGAGACAAATAAACGTTTTCTTGCAGTTTTCACCAGCTTACCCAATAAATTATATCTTTATCGATATTGAAGTTGGGGTCATATAAATTAGGAGAATAACATGGCAGATTATCCAAATACAGCAAGCATTTTAGATAGTGCAACAGTCGAAGGGCCTACGGGAACCGCAGCAAAAACAAGAACGAGTTTATCGACTCAGGTAATTGTTTACGTTAACGATGAGCCGGTTGGCGCAATTCAGACTTTTGCAGCAAATCAATCAAGAGGTGTAAAGCAAATTACAGAAGTTGGCACAGATGGAATTATAGAAATAATACCAAACTCAGCAACGAAGGTTGGCCTAACTTGCAATAGAATCATGTTTGACGGACTGTCTCTAACAGAGTCTATGTCAAGAGGCTTTGTAAACATACAGTCACAGAGAATCCCTTTTGATATAGTAGTTATTGATAAGTTCTCAGGCGGCGGATCTGAAGACTCAATAGTCACAACATATCATAACTGTTGGTTCACAAGTCTTAAAAAGAGCTATACGACTACAGACTATGTTGTAGCGGAAGATTGTGGAATGGACGCTGAATATGTTACATCTTACCGTGGCGGCAAGGATACTCCAGTGGCGAATGGACAAGGCACTGGTGGTGGCCGAGAGGTTGCAAATAGACAGATAGATAACATTGAGCAGGCAGCAGATGTCGGTCTCGACGGACGCAGAGGCTCTCTGGACTTCCCTGGGCTTATTTCCGCAGCTTATTAATACTAGTAGCTATTAAATTAAAAAACACCGTCTTTTTGGCGGTGTTTTTGTTTTATAAGGAGTAAAATAGTATTACCTTTAAAGTGCTTATTGCAAGGAGAACAGATGCCAAAGAGAACAGCAACTATAGATCGCTCAGGCTCTTCAAAAAAGCAGGATAATAATCCTGAGGAAACTATTGTGAGCGAAGAGTCTGATGATAACAGCTCCAAAAGTTTAAATTTAAGTAATTTGAAAGATTTAATATTTTTAGGAAGATTACAAAAAGAAGTTGAAATAGGTGGATATAATTTCTTTCTAACAACATTGACTACAAAAGAGCAAAAAACAGTTATGCAAAAAATAATGATTGTAGATGATGTTACTAGGCTGTTAGATGCAAAGCCTGTCACATTAGCTTTTGCGCTAAAAACCGTTAATGACGTTAATTTAGAAGATATTTGTGAAGACGAAGATCTAGAAGATTCTTTTGATAAAAGAATTTCTGTTATAATGAGCCTCCAAGTTGGCCTTATAGAGTCTTTGTTTAAAGCTTATGAAGAACTTATAGAAGAATCTAGCAAGACTTTTGAGGTAGATGATTTAAAAGCATAATCGCGGAGCCCGAAAGTTGGCTGCGCTGGGAATTATGTAAAATTTGGCAATGCCAAGTTGATGACCAGGTATTTTCTGATATGACCGTAGCTCAGTGGGCTTGGTATAGCTTGATGATTTCAGGAGAAGAAGAAGCTTCCTATAAAAAAGAATTGAACTTTACAGAATATTTAGCATCATTTATCAATTCCGATGCAGTTAAGCACATACGCAGTATGCGAGACGCAAAAGAAGATAAACGATTTATGTCAGATGAAGAGTTTGGGAAATTTTCCGAGGAAGATTGGCATAAAGCAGACGACTTTGTTAAGACTATTAAGGATAAGTATAAAAATACTAATAATATTGGTAGATCTAGAGATCCAAGAGACATTAGATTGCCGAAAAATTTGTCTAATATCTTGAAAATAACTAAGGACAATACAGACTAGTAGTGCCGGGAAAAGATGAGTTATCTAGATAAATTAACACAAATGGGAGACGCGCTCAGGGACGTTTCTGGCGGAATTAAGGATGCCCACGTTTCAATGGGCTCCTTTATGTCAACGACTAGAGATATGAGCACACCTCTGTCTACCGCAGCACAACATTTAAACGGAATTCAAGAAGGGTTTGCTAAGTCAGCAGGCGCCATCACAGGCCTGTTGGGTCACATTGACGGCATCGGGCCCGCTTTTGATTTAGTTGGGCAAGGAATTGGCGCTTTAAGTGGCACTATATCTGAAATCTCAAATACTGTTGCATCCAGCGCAGAGGCATTGGGCACAGTTCTTGATGTTCCAAAAGAATATTTGGAATATGATAAAAAAATGACAGACCTGGCAAGAAGATTTGGCGGAACCGCTGATGAGGCCAAGGGCTTTGGGGATATGCTAAGAACAATTCCTGCCTCAGGATTTGGGCGCGCTATGCTAATGGACACTACGGCCATGGAGGGATTCGCAGGACAGTTGGGCAGAACAAACATAACGTTAGATAAACAAGCAGAAAGTGTTAATACCGTTCTTGGTGCAGCCCCATTTCTTGCTGTTGCTTATACTCAACTTGAAGACATGAACATTAGCGCATCAGCTGGGGCAAATATGTTAAATCAGATGATAGCAAAGCAGGGAATGAGTGCAACTCAGGCGGTCGAGCAGCTTGCTGAAATATCAAGCGTAAGCAAAGAAATAGGAATGTCTGCAGATAGCGTTGCCACTTCTTTAAATAGAATGGCGTCAGGATTTGAAAAGCTTGGTGTCACTGCAGCCTTTGGAGCACCGCTATTGGCGGCCTTTGGAAAGACTGTTCAAGAGGCCGGATTTGGCGTAGAGGTGGCTGCAGAGGTAACGCAATCATTGAGTCGAGCATTGATCGGCTTGTCGGGAAATTACGCGCAGGCCTTTTTGACGATGCAATCTGGGGCTTTAGAGATTCCTGGGGCAACTGGAGGCGGCGTTCTTGGCTCGGGAATTGCCTTACAGGCAGCGATGAGGCCAGATTCTGGAATTGATCAAGGAGAGCTTGCCATGCAGATGGCCGGTGGAATGCGAGATGTATTAGAGCAATTTGGCGGAGGAGATATAATTACTGTAGAGCAAGCTAATCAAGATCAATCATTACAAGCTCAATTCTTTACTCAGCAACAAATGTTAAAAGGTCAATATGGAATTAGTGATACGGGAACTCAAAATCAAGTTTTAGACCTTCTTTCACAATTAGAAGAGGCTCAAGCGTCTGGGAATACAGATAGAGCCGCAGAGGTTGCAGAGCAGTTAACTAGAGCTACTGAAAATAAAGATGCTACAGTATCTAACTTAGAAAAAGTGCAGCAACATGCTTATGCACAGGTTCAATTATTAATTGCACAAAATAGAATATTGATAGAAACTCCCAGAAGAATGGGCGAGCACGTTGTTGGTCAGACAGAGGGCGCTATAAATGCTACCGGGGCAAAATTTAGCGCGATGCTTGATGATATAGAGGGCGGAATAGTAGAAAATATGGACGAGTCCGAAAGGGCAAGAATGCAGCAAACAATTTCCGGAGCAAGAGGGGGCTCTGGAGGGTCTAGAATTGGCTCTGGAGAGGGAGAGCGGTATCTGCAAACAACTGCAGCAAGAGGGACCAGAGACTTAGAGGGGACTAGGCAGGCAGCAACAGCTGTTAACCAAAATCTTTCTAGAGCCAGAAGAATGAGTTCAGAAGAGCTTGGAGATGAAATAACTAGGGCTGCAATGGAGGCGGCCGCGTCTGCCTCTAAGGCCACTTTGCAAGAGGGTGGATTTGCAAGTCGAGAAGAATTTGCTAGAGTTATAGCAGATGCAATAGCTGAAGCTGTTGCTGGACAAACAGTCACGATTGGCTTTGCAGGAGAGGCGGAGCATATGCTTACAGAGATTCGATCTAATTTGGCAGTAACTAATCAAGACTGATAATAAATTTATTTTAGTCAGTTAATAATATTACATTAATATGAAGAGAGGAAAGCCATGGCAGAAATAGGCAGACAAACAATAATCTTTTTTCTTCCATTGGGCATGGAAGCGCTGACAAGTGAATTTAATCCATACACAGGATCTGGCAATGAAAACGAATATTATGATCGTCGTCAATTATATTTAAATCCACAATCATTTGACATGCAAGACGCCAAACTGATAAGAAAAAGCCTTACCAAAGGTGGTTTCTTGGTTCAATATTGGGGAGAAGAGTTAACGAAAATTACAGCAGCAGGCACAACTGGCTCCTCTGGTATAGAGGGAATAAATGTATTAAGAAGCATATATAGACATGAACAAATTCATTTTAGAAATATTTTAGCAAAAAGGCAGCGAGATTTAGCAGAAAAGGCAAAAGAAGCTGCGGCAGAAGCGGCCGCTATGGCGCAAGAAAGAACGGGGCTTGGGGGAACGTTGACAAATATGGCAGATTTAGCAACTGGTGGTGCATTTTCTCAGGCCGTAGATGGCATTGGAAACGCTATTGATATAATTACCGATCCGTTTTCTGGCTCAAGCTCAAATTATTCAGAAAGAAAGGTTTTCGGCAGTGTCCCAACTCTGGCGGCACTTGCCACTGGAATAGATATGTTTTATCAGGGTGAATTTTTTCGAGGTTATTTTGAGTCATTTAATTCAAAAGAAGCAGCCGAAACTCCAGGAGTATTTTCTTATACTTTTACTTTTGTTGTTACAAGAAGAACTGGAGAAAGAAAAAACTTTATGCCATGGCACAGAAACCCATTAGATGCAGATGGCGGAACGAGAATGGCAGACATTCCAACTGTTTCAAAAGGACTTTACCCATCTGTTGAGTCATTGAGCTTTCCGATAGAGACTACGAACGATGATGCATTTACTTATAAAGATGAAAATTTATTAAGCGATACTGGACTAGGTTGGTCAAAATCAAAATTTACAGAAGAGCAAAGATTTTCTCCAGAAGACAATGATCAAGGTATAAGCAGACGAGCAAAAAGCACAAAAGGCTCTTAGTTAAGTTAATTTAAGGATAATAATGGATAAAAAAGCATTTTCAACACGCGCAGCCCATGTAAAGGATAAAGCATTTTCAGATATTATAAATGGAAATCATCCATTTCATTTAGATTTTAATACAATAAACGCTAGATCTCCATCTTTAGTTGGAACAGGAGTTTCTGTATTTTTAGACCAAAATCATGCAAATTCTGTTACGCCTAAGACAAGAAACGTTATCTCTATGTCTCCAGAGGCAACCATTTTAATAAAAAAGAAAGCATTTTCTTCATTAAAGAGTGTAAATGATTTAAGATGGATGGATAAAACAGAAAAAATGCTTCTGAGGGCCACTAAAGCGCTTTTCGCTTATAAGGTTCAGCAAATAAGAGCCTATGAGAGTTTGACAAAATTTGAAACATATTATTCAAATAATCAAGAATATAGCATGAATTTATTATCTTCTTTTTTAAAAGAAGGAAGCCTTTTAGATTTAGATAAGCTAGAATATACCGCCAGTGAATACGCTAGTGCGAAATTACAAACTTGGCTAGATAGCAATATGGAGACAACTCTGACCTCAGATGATGGAACCGGAGTTACTTACGATGTTGCATCTGGAAATTATTATAATACAGAAGATAAGCTGTTATCCGAAAGCTTAGGCGTTCCTGGCGATCCAGATGCGGTATCTAGAATTTCTACTTCTTATTTTAATAAAAATGTTTCAATTACAAATAGAGAATATATTGCAACACTTTCTTCTTCGCAAGCAAAGGCTATATTGGATGCAAAGAAAACTCAATTTAAAGCAGAATATGAGCAAGGTACGGCAGACGGCACAAATAATGAATTAACATACAAAGATATTTTTGATGGGGAAGGATTTTTTAAAGACCTTGGAGACTTGCTTGCATATAGTACAAATTCTACGCAATATGATGCAGCAAACGCAGATATTGTAGATCTTCTTAAGAGAAATGCTTTTTCGATAGATAATCATCTAACAACATGGATTGTTGACCCGGATAGTGCAGAAAATTATACTATTGGCCCTGGAACCGGAGTTATAGAGCTTGCGCTTTTTGAGTCATTTAATTGCAACTCTAACATAGAGTCTGCTCCTAGTTCTGCGAGTGTAACTGTGCAATATCCATATCAAATTGGAACAATTTTAGAAGACGATATAGAAACGGCATTAGAAGAGGCTTTAAATGGAACAATTGGAGTATTAAATGATCTTGTCTCTGGAGGGCTAAGGTCAGAGGGCCTTTCTGGAGGAATGCCGCCTATAGACGGGGCCTCTATTGTTTCTGCGGCACTAGAAATGGGTGGCGCGGGAGATTTAGACTCATCGTTAGACATGGATTATGTTCGTGAGAGGTTAACGACTTTCTATTTAGGAAAAGCATTTATTAATGCTGCGGACCCTATTCACATATATGTTCGTGGAAACAGAACACTTGAGGACCTAACAGAGGCTGCGTCAGATTATTCTAGCGCTGTAACAGATTCTCCTTTTGATAAAGAATATCTAGAAATAGATCAGACTATACTAAAAGCAGAATATCAGCTATATACAAATCAGGGTATTTCTTTTGAGCAATATAAAGCAATAAGGAGAAGGCAAGATAATTCGTTTGGGATGATCCACATTTTTGGAGGATTTGTAAGAGAGGTAACCGTTGCTTACAGTGGAGGCTATTGGAATCTCAGTCTAAGCTGTACAGATAATATGGGCTGGCTGCAGTGGAGCAGGTTTGCTACTCATCCTGCGCTTTCTGATCCGAGAGGAATTTTAGAAGATCCTCTTACTCCATATGAGTTGGTTAAAGATTCTTTAGGAAATGTTATCAGTTCTGAGACAGATTTATTATATGAAAACAAAGCTTTGCTTGAATCGGGCCTTTTGAGCTATGATTCTGGCCTTTTTGCGGGGCAAAATGCTACAGAGGGAAACTTGCTTCAAGGTCAATTTAATGATTTTGGATCACTAAACGGAAAGAAGGTTCTTCAGCATCCCGGTGGATTTATTTATAGGTGGAAGGACGGAATTATAACCGCAACAGCAGGGCTGCAAGCAGGATCTTCAGAGGGGGAGGGGTCAAGGGTTGTTAAAACATTTTCTCAAAATTATTCTGTAACTCCTGCCGGGTCTGGGTCTGGGTCTGCAGGTGTACTAAATAATCTTGATATGGCAAACATATTAAGCGTTTTAATTGTTGGTCAACCCTATAATATGGTGTCATTCTTAGAGCAAGCAGTTATGGCTCAGAATGTAAGTTCGAGAACATCGACAACACTAAATCCGTCTGATCCAATAACTGCAGTATTACAAACGCTTAGAAAACAAAACAGTTATTACGGGAATTTTTCTCCATATAGAATGTTATCAGTTAGCGCGGCTACTAGTGAGCAAATAGTCAATCAATATGGAATGAGAGAAACTGCGAATACACAAGTAAAGCTTTTGCAAAGACGAAAAGTTGCATTGAGAAAACAAATTAGAAAGCTCAAGAAAAGTAATTCAGATGGAGTGGGAATCCCCCCTTCTGCCATGATAGGTACTCTTCAGGCCGAAATAAATACAGTAGACAAAGCAATAGGCGAGAAGGTTCGAATTGGAACCAAATATGGCGGTGCAGTTGATGCGATGGATGAGGTTGGAATTCAAATTAGCTTAACCTCGGCAAGCACTGGTTTGCCGGTATCTGATGATGAAGATGAAAATCACGACGTAACTAGGGCCATGATGCTGGTGGGAGCCCAAAGAAGAATCGAAGATGTGCGTCTAAATAGAGACAGAAACTTGTTTATCGTATCTGATCAGTATGACATGGCTGATATCAGGCCCTTTATTTTAAAAATTAGCAACACTAATTATAATAGGTGGTCTGGCACTTTTGCCAATGCGTATTCACAGGCTGTTTCTGCAACAAAATTTATGCATATGGAATTCTTTTGTAATACCCAAGGACACCTGGAGTTTAGGCCTCCACTTTGGAACAGGACCCCTTTGACTGTATTAAAAGAGGCCATAAGAATACAAGAAGAAACGGGCAAGGTTATAATGCCTGATTTTATAACTAATTTATTTAGCACGAGAATTGAAGCATTATATTTAGAAGTTCATTCTTTAAATATCAGGCTAGTACTGTTAGCCCTGATGATTGGTCGCTATCCAGATAGGACGATGATTCCAAACGTTAAGCTTACTGGAGGAGACTCTCTTGACTTCTTTGGAGTTCAAGCCCCCGTTGCAGGAGGCGTATTTGGAGATATTGCAAACTTTTTTAGCGCAGGCACTGCGCCTCAGGTTGGAGATATAAAGTTAAAGCAGAGAGAGTATGCGTCTAGTACGGGATCTTTAACGGAGATAAATAATGAATTATTTGGAGACGGGTTAAAAATAACTGCATCATTTCAAGACAAAGGGGATGTTTTGGACGGAGATACTGAGACGTTGCTCGGAACCTTTGACGTAGTATTCCAAGAAGAAGCTGGTATTTTAAATGACTTACTAACTGCGGCAGAGGCTCCTGCTCCGGCCGCCGGGTCGTCGGGCGGAATTCGTCCACCTGCGGCTCATTTGTCTACAATTGATAATTTAAATGCAATACGAGATGATTTTAAAAGCCAATTCGGCAGAGATCCCGGGCAGGGGACCGGCATAGATACGGAAAAGGGATTCCAGATTAAAGATATTATATGGAATAAAGATCCGGATGAGTTAGATCAATTAACTCTTGGGTCTAATGGCATTTTAGAAAAAATAAACAAGACAATATCTCAGAGGGATAGTTACGTTTCTATGCTGCAGGCGAATATATCAAAGCAAGAAGAGCTTGAAGAAATATCGGGCATTTTGAGCGGAGATCTTTCATCTGGGGATGACATAGAGGTTGGAGAGGGCCCTATAGATGGCCCTGCGGTTGACTTTTTAGAAAAGCTGGCTACTAGCATGCAAAGTGCAGTAGACATTATTACAGGCAAAGCTGCAGAAGGGACCGTATATGATCATTTAATAGAAGACGACACTAGAAATCTTTTGGGGTATGGCTCTGGGAAGCGATATATAATAACTGACGAGCACATAGTGACTGCTACTTTTAGAGAAAAACCTCCTGAGTTTACTTCGATAAACGTATCAGGAACTGCGCCATTTGTAGGAGAAGACTTAATGAGCAGTACAGAGGGTAAATATTATTGGGCTGGAGCTACAGACTTTGACTTATGGAGGCAGTATGGATATAAAGATACTTCTATGGAGCTTCCGTTTATTAGTGACACAGAGGGTCAGGCTAGGCCATATGCGATGTTAGAATTAATTTTGCAAAAAGCTGGCGTTAATACAGCTAGTTTATCGGTTGTTGGCAATGAATTTTATCAGCCAGGAGATACCGTTTATATTCCTTCTCGGGGATTGCTATATTATGTTCAGCAAGTTAATCATAAATTTCAATATGGAAGCAACTTTACAACAGACCTGTCATTGGTTTATGGGCATGCTCCAGGCCGCTACTTGCCAAGCCCATTAGACGTAATAGGTCAGGAGTATGTTGGCAACCAGATGGAGGACCCGGCTATAAATTATAGAACCGAATCTTCTGAGGATGATAATTATAGAGCTTTGCAGCCTGATTGCTCTTTGGTATTCCCAACAGGTGGGGCTAGCATGGCAGAGTTATTATCATATAAAGATAATCAGCTTAGATTTACGAATATGATGATAGATCTCTCGGGAGGCTCTGTAGCAAATAGTTATGTATTAATACGAGGGTTTGTAAAAGACTCAAATGATACAGATGCAGTAAACAATATTAGAGAAAAAATGTCTGTTGTAAGTGCATTGCTTCAGGACCCAAGTCAGGTTAGTCAAAATCATGCCTATTCCGGAGGAGATGATTTAGTAGAAGGATTTGGACAAGCCATTACAAGCGTTGGCTCTGTGTTCGGCGGAGGTTCGGTAGGCACAACAAATAGTTTAAATACAATGCAGCTTCCCAATAATATGCCAGCAACTCCTATCTCTGCAACTAAAATAATTGAACAAATTGTATATTTGAGTAAAGATGAAGATGAAAGCTCTACCGGTGAAATAAAATGTTTGAATAGAAAATTAATGGCGGCACTGCTCCTTGAGAGTAATGAAGTTGACCCTACGGGCACTTTGGGGATTTTTCCGAAAGGAGGCCCCACTCAAAATACGTGGTTAGATTTTAGAGATGAAGTTGCAAACATTAATTTCTCTGGCGAAATTAATGCGATTGAAGTTGGTATTATTGATATACCAAACAGCATATTGACTAAGAATATTTAGGATTATAAATGGCTAGACGAAATAGTGAATTTAGTGGCGCATTAGGACGATTAAGAAATTTTGAGGCAACAGTCATAGGGATTGATGAGCCAAATCAAGAAATAATAATTTTAAGTGGTACGCCAGATGAGCAAAATGAAATTCGTGTCCCTGCTACGTTCGGCGGAGTCGGCTCTGGGGGGTTATATCGATATCCAGCGATAGGCTCAAAGGTTCTTTGCAAATATGTGCAGCCAGCCAGCTCAGGCCCTGTCCAAATTGAAAGAGAAATTTATAGCTCAAACAGAAATAAGGGCATTGCGGGTGTTAGCTTGGATGCAAATGTGCGCTCAGGCTCCATAGGATACCCGGATGTTAAAGCTGGAGACGCCATATTGTCAGGAGATAGTGGCGCTGCCCTCTCTTTAAAAGGAAGGCCTTCAAATTCATCAATTTCATTAAAAAATTCTATGAATTCTGGAATTTTTATATCTCAAAAGGGTGTTTCTACAAAGTCTTCAATAATTAGCGATACAATACAGCAGGTAAGCGACGGCTCCAGACAGAGGCACGGAGTAGTTCTTAGGCCCTCTAAGTATAATTCATCTGGGGATAATGGTCAAGTTGGACATAGGCTTACAACCAATATAAAAGCTGGATATGGAGAGGTTCGGGGATTATTTCCAGGAACTAAAGCGGCAGACTCTTCATATATGGGCCAGGCCAGAAACGTGCCCTTATCGGAATATAGACTTGTAATTAATGAGTTTGCCGAAACATCAAACTTTATGGGATTTGATGATGAGGCTAAAAAGGTTAGAGACAAAAAGCTTCACAAGAGAGCACTCAGACATCAAATAAGATCTCTTGATTCTAGAAATATTTTACATTTAGAGCCGCATCAATTAATTGAAGTTTTAGGTGGCAATGTTGTTAATTATAGAGGGGAGTCTTTAGATATAAATTATAACCCAATAATGATTGGGCAAACTAACGGCAGCCCTCCTGAGTCAGACCTTACTGTTAGTTACGAAAAGGCAAGAAGGCTCACCAGAAGAGGAATAGCTTATCATTTTCAGGTGTCTACGGCATCCAACACTGAATCTTTGGCTAACGATAAAGACAATTTTATATTTTCAGTTGATAAAGAGGGCGTTTTAAAAGTTAATGTTCCGAGATCTACAAGTTCTGGCAATATTCCATATGTAACAAATTCTATATTTTATAGTTCGAACGGAAGCATTACATCTTCTCCAGATAGTGACACCAAGTCTACCACAGAAGACTTGCCTGTTTTGTTGCGAAGCAAGAAGAATAATGTCATTATTCCACAAGTTTCGGCAAAATCTTCTATGAACGAAGAGGGCATGCCTCAGAGAGAAACTGGAGTTAGATATTCAAACGATGATAGTTACTTTACGGGCATGACTCCAGTTATAAATGGAGTGCGAGTAAATACAACAAAACATCATAATATGTATGCTGCGGCAGAAATGTTAATAGCAAATTATATTACAGGGCTGAATATTGCTCCGACAACAGTTAAATGTTCAGGAATGGTTCATGGCTCTCCGATACATGAGCCTTTTGAGAGATTGAGGGACAATTTGACTGGCGGTGGTAAAGATCCAAATATTGTAACCTTTATGTCTACAGTTCAAGTTGAGCCGCAACCGCCAGCAATATCTCCAGGAGGCGGAGTCTCGGTTGGAGGCATGGATTATACATTAGAGGCTGATCGTGCTTCAAGCCCTATTAATGTTCCATATACAAATTCATTTTCTGTATCAGAAGGAACGGGAGCCTCCGCAGGACAATTTTCGGTAAATAATATTGACAGTAGTGGCCGCAGAAGGTTGAGTCCGGCAGGCAAAAGTGCGAATATAAACCTAGAGGGCTCTTTAGAGATGTCTGTTGGAGCAGATGCGCATGATAAAAAAAGCATAGTATTAGACACCGCCGGAAGTTTAGTTGCTTGGTTCGGCAAAGACAAGATGGGAAGGAGCGTGATTATGCAGACAGATGGAAGTGTAATGATAAATGTAGGAGGAACAAACAAGGGCGGTTTTAATCCCGGAAGGCTTGATCTGCGCGTAAATATAACAGACAAAGGGATTGTGGGCGATGAGAATTTCGCTCCCGATGGCGGCCCGCAAGCTTCTGATTATATTATATCTATAAGTGAAAATGGCCTTGTAATTGCAGGCATGACGGCGGCCCCCATGATAATTCGAAATGAAGGCAACTTGATGCTAGAGAGTGTTGCAAAATTAATCCTCGCAGGATCTTCAATTGAATGCAGAGAGGGCAATCGACCGCCAAGGCCTACGTATAAAGCGCCTGTATCTCAAGATACTCCTTCGGAGAATGGAGAAAGCATTACTCCTGAAGAAATAGTGGAGATGTTAGAGTGTCTTGTGGAAGAGGCTGAAAAGCTTACTAGTGAGTAATATTTTTATATTTATAATCAACTAATTTTTAATTAGTTAATGTTATTTAGGTAAAATAAGTAAAGTTAGTTTAAGAGGTTCAAAGTATGGGTTATGACTCACAGATTCTTCCATTAGTTGTTGGCGCTATAAAGACAAATGAAGAATTTGCAACAATACAAGTAAATTGCTTTCCGGAGAGCAAGGCGACTGCTGGCCGCCCGGATTGTGAAGTAGAAAAAATAGAAACACTGTTTCCCGCTGGTGCTGGAACACTAAAGGTGGTTCCGCTTATCGGCGGCTCAATAGTTAAGATTACATTTAAAAATGCAGACGCGACTGGAGAGAAATCAATACATGAGCAAGTTAAAAATGCAAAAGATCTTACCGGCAAATATGATAGGCAGACGAATAGACTCAAAAGATATATAGAGTCAAATACACCAAAAACACCTAGCTTATCTGATCTTAATGACGCAAGAGTAAGGATAAACAAAGCTCTGCTAGCAATGCCATCTCTTTCTGCGGAATGGCATGCATTTGGAGTTCCATCATTTATATTGTCTAGCTATATGTCTGGAGATGGAAGCGTAAAAGATGCCGCTACTTTGCAGAAAAAAATAGATGCCGAAGATCAGGAGGGCATTAACCCAAGGTTCTATGGACTTAAGATAATTGGAAATTTTAAGTTTATTCCCATTGATACTATCAAAAAGATTCTTGGCAGCGTGTGCGCAGAAGATGAAACTGAGTATGGATTAGAAAATTATGTCGGGTATTCTGGAGAAACCTTTGGAACTTTATACGGCAATTTGGGCGGCAAGAAAAGCCTTGCAGACCTCGAAGAAAACGCCGATGAATATATAACTAAAGCTATATTGGAGCTTTTTCCAATACGAAGACTTGACGATGATGCAATTGTTGGGAGAGAGTTGGCCGAAGATATTGGATTTTTTACAGCATATGGAGATTCTATATATGTAAAGATGCCAGATATGTCAGGAAGAGATAGCTCTGGATTTTCTCAAAATATGTATAATTTATCTCAAGAAGATGATGCAGACGAAGAAGTTCTTACTTTAACTTTTGAATTTTTAAAAGATCATTTATACTCGGCTAAAGCTTTTGAATATAAGGCCCCGCCATGTCCGGAAATGATAGAGAATGATTTAAATTACCCCCCCAAGGGCAGGACCACCCCCGAAGAGCAAATTATTATATCAAAAGATGGGCTGGAAACAGGAACATATCGATATTATTTATCGCCAATATTTACTCCAAAGGGCAAGGTTAAAGCAAGTGGCTTTAGAGAATCTGATGAGGGGATAGAGGTATTTACGGCACCTGTTTTAACAAAGACATATTTTGAACCATCTAGTGATACTAAGGAGTCACCAACGCCAGTTCCAGCGAGTACTCTTTCGACAATATATGAAGACTTTGTTGATTATATGCAAGATCAAAAAATAGATTCTTCAAATCAGGGGCTGTTCAATACCTCCGTTTTGGACGGCATGAGCTCTTCTGCCACTACATTGACGGCAGGATCAGCGTTAAATATTGTTGACTTAGGAGTGCCCCTTCAAACCAGCCTTTCAGATATAGGGGTAGACAAAACCGAAGATATTCTTGGAGAGATAAATAGACCGGAAATTCTTATTGGATACAGAGATGGTCTAGCCGCAGATGAAAAAAATAACGAAAAGTTTTTTGAGCCTAAAACTGCTGGATCGAAAAATATTGTATCTTCTGTTATGCCAAACATTTTGACAGATGAAGATGCGCAAATACCGTCTTTATGGATTGAGCTAAAAGCAGCGACCCCGTCTGATTCAGATTTGTCTGAGTCAAATATAGCCTTAGAATTAAAAACGGTGGGAGCATTAGAGATATTTAATGGATCCGCCACAACGGAATATGCCCTTTATGTTGTAGATGTTGTTGGGCAGATAGTTAGAGTGCCTGGGGAAAATGTAACTATATATCCGCCAGTGGCTCAAGTGACCGGCATTACTCCAAATGGCTTTAGGGCGGCAAATACAGTTTTTGAAGCTGGTGAGACAGTTACTCTAAGGCTGTCAGGAACAGCCATGGGAGAGGTGTCCAGTGTTAATGTTTATTCAGATCTAAACGGTCAAGATTTAATTACTTCGTTTCAAGATGGAGATGAAATAAATGGAAACTCTGTTTATTTTACAAGTCAATCTGACACGGCCTTAACTATACAAACATTTGGAACCTGGGACGATTTTGTTGGAAGCAATGTAGGAACTTTTTATCTTGCCTTACAATCTGCAACAGGGTTTGTAGGCGCCCCTAAGGCTCTTTATGTTGCATCTCCTGGCACCTTGGGGCCAGATTTGCCCAAAGAGGTTTCTACGCCAGTTAAGCCTAAAGATCCTTTTCATCTTAAGGTTCCGAAGTTTAAAGATGGCCTGCATTCAATTCCGCTTCTTATGGACGGACAAAGTGCTGAGATCAAAATGAAGTCTAAAGAAAAGATTTTCGAAGATGGCGGCAAGCTATATGCTTATATAGCCGTAGCAAATACTGCGGCGAACAAAGATATTCTGGATGACTTCTGCTTTACAGATTCTGCTGACGAATGCAAAGAGGTTTCTGTAGGAGTAAGCTCTGGATTAAACCAAACACTTTTAGTTCCTACAATATTAGAGTATGAGTTTAATGGGTCTGATTTTTATTCAAAAAATAAAAGAAAAGCAATATTAAAATTTCCTGGAACCGCCGGTGCAGGTTATAACTTAAGCAGATTTACAGAGCTAGAGGCAGAGTCTGGAAAAAGTACTAGTCCTGCCTTTTTATTAATAGCAAATGCATCTTTAACAGGCGAGATTAAAGGCGGAGTAACAGAGGGCTCAAAAAATTATGTTATAATTCCATTAGGAGGCGCTGCCAGGAGCGGGACCGGGCCGGCATTTATAAGCCCTCCGCAGGTATTGGGCTCAATAGCTGAACTGCCAGCCGCCAGGGGAGAGAATAGAATTGCTTCTTCAATTGATACCGCAGGCATTACAGATGGCGTAAAGGACGCTTTAAGACCTAGAATAAAACGACATTTAGTTGAAGGGAAATCCGATGGCGATAAGCTTGTTAAAATAGTTGCCGCAGATGCATTGACCAGATTGGCAGTTGTGTTTACTGGGCCAGATGAGCCAAGACTGTCTGCAAGATATAAAGTTTACATTGGGACCAAAAAGCTCAAAAAATATAGAGCCGGCAGAATAAAATATGCTGGGGATAACAATGTTGTTGCAAATTTCAGAAACATAACAGGAATAACGGACGAAGGATGGACAGATGTAACTGTATTGAAGAAAGATAAGAGGTTTAATGTTACTTATGATTCCACCGTTTATAATATTACAACCATTAAGTTTGATGAAACAGATTTAACACAAAACGCGAAAGGTGAAACAACAGGCACACATCCCTTGACGACATCTGAAGGAACCAAGGTTTTAGACATTGGCGGAGATAAGCAGATTGCTAAAATTACCAAAGGCGAAGAAGGATCAGACGATACTTTATATGCTCCTAGTGTTATTTTTCCAGGAGGAAATTCGCATCTTTCGCCATTCCCGCTTCTTTCGCAGAGTAGTCACCCAAATTTGCCAGGAGAAGCCGCTGTAGACGATGGTGGGTCTAATGCCTATTATACTTTTGGTTCTCCAATTAAGGTGATTCCGAGCGTAACTTTAAAGCTTGGAGCGAAAGTACAAACCAGCACGAGTGAAAAAACAAGAGGCGTTGTAGTATCTGATTTTCAAATAGATGACGACGGAAAATTAAAAGAAGACATTCTAACAATCAGCACTAGTGGAAATGTTGAAATTGAATTTAGTTTAGACGAGCTTGTTGCGGCAGGTGAAAGCTTGGTTGCCGAGGTAACCTCTGTAGCTTCTAATGTGCAATCTACGATTGATGATGCGGCTGCCGCTGCAGCAGAGGCAGGGGAAGAGCTTGGAGAGGCTGCGCAGGAATTGCAGGACAGCATTGATGGCTTTTCGGAACAAGAAAGTGAATTTAATAGTGTTGCTGCTGAATCACAAGATGCTGTAACAGCAGACGAAGCGGCAGCAGAAGCTATGGAACAAGCAAGGTCAGATGAAGTTGCAAGCGGTGACGGAGCCATAGGGTCTGGCTTGGCAGATGCTGCCGCAGCAGCTGATGCAGCCTTGGGGGCCTTAAATGATGCAGGAGATGCGGTAGAAGATGCGGTCGGTGCGCTGGCTGATTTAGCGAATTCAATCCTAGCCTTAACGGATAAGTTGTCAAGCATTGTTCAATCAATAGGCGAGGCAATTGAAGATGCGGCTAGTGCATTTGCGTCTAGGCCTAGTGATTTTGCTAAAGCAAACATTTTACACACATACATTCCAGATGGTGCAGTTGTAAGCTCTGGGGCAGTTAGGGATCATCCGACTGATGGGACATTAGAATGGAAAATGTTCTTGAAAACTACATATTATCAAACTGCTGCTATAAAATTTAATGTTCCTGAAATAATTGATGTCACCAAAGGTGACGCCAGATACACTCAAGATGGTGACAATAAATATGCTTCTTTGGAAATCACCCAGGGTGACACTCTAACAATAAGAACTATTGGGACCACTTTAGATACAAAATTTGAAGTGGGAGGCAAGAGAGTTAAGGGCAAATACAGCCCAACATCTACAGGTATATATTTGGATTTCGATATAAAGATTCCTGATTTAAGTAGTTTTTCTATATTTGGAACAAATCCTTGCATAAAGATAAGCATTTCAAATACCAACGAAAATAGATTGAGGCTAGGCAGAACTGTCGGCGGAAACTTGCCCGTTGATTTGGATCCAGACTGGATAAAGCAGATGTTCGGTGGAAATAGGAGCAAGACCGGCCCCGCAGGAGACCTGAAGGCAAAGATAGAAAAGTTCTTCTTAAAGTTTACAGCAGTTAAATTAGATAAGGCAAATATTGCAAAAGAGCTTATGCAGAGCTTCTGCGATTTCTCGTTCCACCTAACGGCAGAGCTATCTTTGCAGCTAAGAAACCTTAAAGTCCTCTTAATTCCAATTAAGATTATCTTCTGTATTATTGATGTTATATGCGCTCTGCTTCATCCGATTAGATTAGCCTTTGCAATCATTAGATTATTCTTATGCCTATATGACTTGATATGTCTACTTCCGCAGCTATCAGTTCCTTGCATGATGTTGGCATTATTGCTTCACATTCTGGAGCTTTTGCTTTGTGTCATAATTAAGATTTTGAGCATCATCAATGCAATAAATGAAATTGCGACTGCATTAGAGTTGGCGATTGAGAATAAAAATTATCCCTCAATTATGGCTCTAGAAGAGGCAATAAACGAACACCTATTTAGCCTTGAGGCTGACCTTGAAGTTCTTGAGCCTATTTTGACAATCTTGGCTCTATTCTTAGAGTTATTACAGCTATTATTCGCCTTCCCATGTCAGGTCGGGGCAGATGACGACGAAGAGGCTTGTATTGATTCGTCAATGTTGGCTGGACTTATCTTGAGTAAGGTTGCTCCAAATGGCAGAATTGAGCCTGATGCATTAATCCCGCTTGCTCAGACTTATACAACTATTCCATTAGAAAATATTGGAGTAAAAGGCAATACCCCTCCAGATAATGCTGATCCGGATAAAATAGAAGAGGATGAGGCATTTATGGCCGGAAACTACATGGGCAATACGGACGCTTCAAACTTCTTTATTCATCCGTATGAAGTTGCAGGGACATCTAAAGGCATAGTTGCATCAGAAGTTCCTGGCGGAACAGACTTGCCTGGATTAAAGGATTCTGCTACAGGCGAAAATAAGCAAACAGAGGCAGGTGGATTTTTCTCTTCAGCCGGGACATATTATGATTTAGAGCAAATACACAATGTTGACTATAGCCACTTGAGATTTAATGGGCCAGACAGACATGCTAACGAAGTAGAGTATGAGCAAGATGGAGAAACTATAACGATAAATGGCTTAAATAATTTCCAGGCAACATTTGGATTATCATTTACAAAGTCTAAAAAAGAATTCAAGATCTGGACGGGACCAGATCCAAGAATTGTAAGCTTTGAATTTAAGGGGCGAGGCGAAACTCATGCGCTTGCATTTGGATTTTGGTTAATCGCTATATTCTTTAGAAAGAAGAATATTGATATGCTTCAAACTTGTGATTCTATGCCGTCATTTTTAACTGTTGGCGCTGGCGATTTGAAAATTTCAACTACAGATATAGATAAAGAAGAAATAGACTTTGTAAGCCCAATTGACGGGGCCGGAGGAGATGTCAGCAATAATGTTAGAACATTTATTGAGTATTCTGGCGTAGATGGTGACTTTACAACCTTTACCCCACTACCTTTAACTGTTGATATAGATCTTATGGAGCCGTCAAACGATAATGAATCTTATGACGTTGAATTCATTCCCAGAACAGTAAAGAAGACATTTGGCGGCATTCCCATGGTTGCTCTTATAGATCATGATTTTAATGTTTATTTCATAGAAGATGATGGAATTAAGGCCATTAAAGAAGATGGAGTTTGGAAGATTGCAAGCATATCTGCAAAGATGATAAACAAGCCATCTGCTCCAAAACAAAAGCTCTCAAGAGAAGCGCGGGAGGTATTTGAGTTTTATTTGGGTGATTTTTATGACTTTACTGGAACTTCGGGCATATCTCAGGGAGATCTTGACGACTATCCAGATGGAGAGTTGGGAGAAACTGTTGTTGCGGAAACCCATTCTGGTGCGGAGTACAACGCTGATGACACTATTGATTATACAACAGTCGAACCAGACGGATCAATACTCGTAAAAATGCAAGCAAATGCAAATGCAATTGGAGACAAGGCCGGGAAGTTAGCTGATCCCGTCACGGTGGACTCGGGGGAAGATTGTGATACTGGAGAATCTGTAGTGTCTGAGGGTTATAATCCTGATTCAAAAGATGAGGGGCTAGCTAGCGACAAGCCTGCTGGCGATGCTATATCTTGGAGTACGATCAAAAACCACCTGACTGACGGAAGTCCATTTTCAGTTTCTTGGATAAATGAGGATACCACCTGTGGGGAAATAATCCCTTGGCCTTCAACGGCGAAATCAGAAATGTCGTATACATTTACGGGAGAGGAGGGGGAGCCACTTACGATAGATGATATTCCGTTCCCCGGTTACGGCGCTAAAGACTTTGCTTATGGGACAAAAAGCGATCAGAAGGCTCTGAATGCCGCCCTAGACTCCATACGGGTGTTTGACTTCCCAAGGCTTTACATGATCGATATGAGGCAGGTAGCGGACGATATAGCATCAGCCTGCGGTGCCTCTGGCCCTCTAGAGCTTCTAATGGACCTGATTGACTCAGATAGAGACTTTGCAGCCGAAGTAGTTTCACCTGTAGAAGATTGCTTTACAGACTTCTTAAACTTTTTTAAGAGCGAAGCTATTATAGATCCAATAACAGAAGAGCCAGAAGGATTCATTCCGAAGTCAAGATTTTATTTGGCGCAAGGCAAAATTCCTCCGAAATGTCCAATTCAAGAAAGAGATATAGATCCAGATGGTCCATTTAAGGTTTCAATAAAGCAGAAGTATGATGATCTTGTAGACTGTGTTAATACCGCTATAGATGATTGTTGCGAATTTGTTATAAATCCATTAAATACAACATTTATGCTCTCTGGGGATGAAGACGAAACGCCATTACCGGAGTTTGTTAATCCGGAGCAGGCCGACCTTGCTCAGCTAGCAGATATAGCAGCTACAGACGATGACTTGTCTGGATTGCCGCAAATAACGGGAGCTATGGAATATGCCTCTGGAATTGGAGATATGATTATTCTAGAGGCGGAAGAAAAAGCTTATATTACAATAATTCCAAGAGAGGCTGATGATAGCGAAATTTCAGGCGCTTTAGATCTAGTTGAGCGTGAAAAAATTAAGATAGACTTTGTTGAAGACGAAACAGAGACTGGGGCAGAATTGGTTCCCGTTGTAGATGGAACCGAAGAGCTTGTTGTGAAGGAAGATAATACATATACTCTTGCTGTATCTTCAGAAACTCCAGGAAAAGTGGTAATAAGAGGGAGTATTTGTGGAGTTGTAATTCAGGCCGTTACTGACAGAGGTATTCAGTCTGTGACAGAGGATTTGGCTGAAGTAGATTGTATTCCCGAAGTTGGAGAAACATCAGAAGGCGAAGAGGTTTTTGCCCCAGGAGCATTAATGAAGGTTGATAGATTGTTAACTATATTCTTTACGGCCAAGAAGTCTGCGGGCAGCAAGCTTGGTGATCCAGATAGAGATGAAAGCGCCAGATCTGCGAAGCCCGGCCCACAAACCTTTGGTACTAAGTTGGAGAACTAAACATGGCAGAAGAACCCGATTTGACAGCAACAGCTTCATCGCAAGAAGCTTTAAATGATAATGATTTAAAGGGAATGTCCAAACTGTTGGGAGAGCTTGAGTCCAATAATTTAAAGGCTACGCTAGATGCTGCAATTGGCACTTTGCAAACTCGTTTTCAGATTACAGATTCAAACTTTGGAATGCTGACAGACCCAGATAGCCAAGGAGCGCAAATTGCCCAGATGTTTGCAGAGGTTATTGAAAATTTTGAAAGTTTATTTGGAGAAATTAAAGGCATGAGATCTAGCTATCTTCCTTTTGCTTTAGCGACAGAAACTGTAGATACAGATCAACAATATAAAACTCTTGAGGAGATTATTGACGCAGAAGCTCTGATGGAATCTAATGAAAATACATTTTTTAGATTGCTTGGAATGCCATCTACAACTGATATAGATGATTCTGATTATTTGGCATATATAACTATGGATGGAGTTTTGAAGGAGGATCCGTCCTTTGTTAAAGAAAAATATATGGCAATTTTAGATACAAGGCAGCTAGATAAAACTAGTAGGCCGTTTACGGCGAGTAATGCCATGTATAATATGGTAGCAGAATCTGACTCATATCTAAAAAAATTACAAGCTCTTGGTTATTCGACAGAAGCCACGGCAACCCTTATAACTAACTCTGAATTACTTTCGGAAATAGTTAGGGCGGGAGCAGGTGGCGCAAATATAGAGGGAGATGATGCCGCAGAAACGCTTAGAACTACAGCAAAGACTCTGCTGAACAATTTGGTGTCACTGGGTGGAGATAAAGCGGTTATTCAGCCTACCCTAGAATTTTTTGTAGGCGTAATAGATAGCAGCACTGATTATTCCAGGACGGAGGATCAAGTGTCAGATCAAAGCAAAGTTGTATTCATAAGAGACATTGTAGTTCGCGCAGAAGCTGAAGATAGGCAGGCTACATTTAAAGCCATCAATCAAACTTTGAAAGATGGATTATATCAAGAATTAATTCTCGGCAATATAGTTGAGACGATGCAAGATATTGCTACTCCGGCAAATTTCTTTAAACTTTCATATTTATTGTATCCGCCCGTTCAAGATGGAAGAATTGCCTCTTGTATTAATGAGCCAAGAAAAATGGTAGCTCCTCCATTTTTAGAAGAATCTTTAAGAACGGTTAATGGACAGCCTTTAAAATCAACATTATTAGAGGCTATAATAAGAATTAGATTAGATACAATTAGTGGCACTACAACCTATATGCCAGCCCCCAGCGCCCAAGGGGACCCCGGACAAAGCCCGCCTGTCTCTGCAGGACATAAAAATGTTGAATTAACATATGAAGATATAGCAGATTCTCTTGGGCTTTTAGAATCATTGATTATAGTTAGGCTTTTGTCTTCAGTTCATGGATTTGCAATTAATTTATCAGAAAGAATTAGAGATCTTCATAAAGCCCAAGCGCATACAGGATATGTGCCAAGAACAGACAGAAGCATAGATGATGATAACGCCCATGCCGGGATAGAACAAGAGGGGGAGGAGACAGATCCAGAGGTGCTGCAATTGCAAACTGCACTTTTAATAGAAGATTCATTATTAATGTTATTTGGAGATAATTCTGTTCCAGAAGGTCTAGAGATGCAAGCAAATGTTCATAGAAATTCCGGAGTTAGAAGCTCTCATCTTATGAGCGCTGTACTTTCTGCGGTTACTTTGCCTCAAAAGTTTTTAAATAATAGGCTTGGAGAAATAAAGAAGGAAAGAGAAGATGCTGCGGCTGGACCTGCAGATGAAATACAGTCAGAGATATCTTCACAATTAGGGGTCTCAAAAGGAACAGGGGCAATAGATATCTTGGCATTTGCGATTGCCTTATTTACCATGAAAGAAGATTCGCTGCTATCCTTATTAACACCAGAGCAATTTGAGTCTTTAGAACGTGAGTTTTCAAGCGGCTTTTTTGAGCAAATAAACCGAACCCCTATTGCTCAGGCAGTTAATGATGTTACAAACAGAGCTCATGGTGTATATAAGTTATTTTTGCGAATATTGGAAGGCCCAACCAATATGTTTGTATTCAACCAAGATGCGGAGTAAATAAAAATATTTTTATTAATAAGGCTAATATTAGTGTTATAACTATCTTTTGTGTTTAAATTTTTCTATTATTTTTAAAGTAAAAAACAGAGATAGGAGGGATGTTTATGTCTTTTGATTTATCACTAGTTAGAGGCGACATAAAAGTGCAGGACGATGGAGCTTTATCCATAGTTACTGGCAACTCTAAGCTTAGACAGGATATTATAAAAATTTTACTAACAGAGCTTGGTGATAATAAATTTCATCCAAATTACGGTAGTCATGTCGGTGCTTTGCAGATAGGGCATTATGCAGACAAAGCTCTTATAAACTTAGACCTTCAATCGTCGGCCATGAAAGCTGTAAGAAATCTAATGGCATTGCAAAGATCTCAATCTAGAAGACAGGCTCTTTCCTCTGGAGAGAAAATTATAGAAGTATTGAGCGTACTGGTAGAGCGAGACTCTTTAGACCCAAGGATGTACAATATATTTGTATCAGTTTTGACAGAAGAGTTGACAGAAGTAAGAAACAATATTACAGTAAGAATAGCTTAAGGAATAAATAATGGCGTCAAATAGAACTTTTAGCGAAATAGTGGCAACGATGATAGATCGGCTAAAATTAACTCAGCCAAATCTTGATACAAAGCCAGGATCTGTAGCTAGAGATTTATTTGTTGATCTTTCTGCAGATCAACTTTCTAGGCTATATACATCATTATCTCTAGTTTCTCAGAAGCAGTCTTTAGCGACAACTGCAGGTAGAGATTTAGATTTATTGGCTGCAAATTTTGGAGTAGCAAGAGGAACCGGCACTGCTGCGAGTGGAATAGTTATATTTACAACAAATAGTTTAACTTCTGATGTATCAATACCAAGCGGAACAACAGTTGCTGCAAGAAATGGTATAAAATTTAAAACAATAGGCAATTTTACAATGACGCCGGCAGAAAAAAACACTTTTGCTGCCAATGCAAATAGAATGAGGAGAGCTTTAAATATAGCTGGGTTAAATAGCTCTTATGCTTTAGAGATCCCAGTGCAAGCAACTAGATCTGGAACAACTGGAAATGTTGCGTCTTTACAAATTATAAGTGCAGATGCTTCGGGAGTTTCTGTAACAAACTTAGTCGGCATGAGCGGAGGATCTAACCGAGAAACAGATGATTCCTTTAGATCTAGAATCTTAGCTGTTTTTAGCGGAGCTAATGTTGGGACTTCTGCCGGATACAGGAATGTATTATTGGGAGTCGAGGGAGTAGTGGACGCCCTCGTAGTAGAGCCGGGAAATACACTAATGTTGAGAGATGGGACAGAAACTTTAGAAACAGATGATGGGTCATTTAGAATATTGAACTCTGGCACCGGAGGCAAGGTTGATGTATATATACTCGGAAGAAAGATAGAGCAAGTTTCAGAATCTTTTATTTTTACTGACTTGTCTGGAACTGGTAACCTTATTGATGAAAGAAATGATTACATTTTAGGACAGACGGGACAAGACCCCACCAGAACTTCGGAAGAAAGAAGAGTTTTATCTTTTAAAAATGGAATCTTGCCTGCACAGCCAGTTGATTCGATGGTATCAGTGTCAGGAACTGCATCTGGAATTTTAATTGAAGCATATACAGATGAAAATGGCGTAGTTATCGGCAATTATGAATTAGAAAAAGATTTAAATCCAGAAACTGGCGGAAGTCCTTTCGGATTCGATAAAATACATTTTGTATCAAATACTAAAGCTGTAGATTCAGAGAGCGTTATAAAGGCAGAATTAAACAGCATAGATGCTCTATCATTTTCTGAAGTAGACGAAATAAGTCAAGTTTATAAAGATATAAGTGAAATAGGAGAAAACTCCACTATAAGTATTGCTGGAAATAATTATATTCAATTAAATCATACGCCAGTTGTCAAAGTAAGTCGAGTCCAAAACACAACAACTGGCGAGATATATATAGTTGCGTCACAAAATATAGATTCTTCTGGAGTAAATTCAACCGGCCTGATAGAAATTTCTGGGCGCGCCCTGCCTACTGCTTCTGACATATTGAGCGTAAATTACACTTGGAGGCGTATCTTTGATCCGTATATAGATTATGGCGGCTCTGAAAGTTTGTCTCAATTTAGAGACGAAAGTGTAGTTGATGCAATAGATTGGACCTCAAGTGGTGGCATCCTTGAAGAAGAGGCAACTATATTGCAGGATAGTGCAACTTCTGAATTTTCTGTAGAATTAGAGAATAAAATATCAAAGGTTATCTCTGTGTATCAGAAGACGGAAGCAAGCGCGACAGTAGATACTATAGCCACTTCTGATAACACAACCGCTGTTGGTATAGAGTTAGCTTCCGAAGATGATGAAGTTGAAAATGTAATTTCCATAAGAAGAGATAGTGATAATCTTGAGCTATATATAACTAAAGAAAACGATGGCTCTTTCTCTAGTCGAACTATTTTGTTTCCATCTGATTCTCCGGTTGCAATAGATGATGTAGTTACTGTGCACTATAATAAGGTTGAGTTTTTTGACATCAACAAAACAGACGGCTCTAGTTATAATAACGTTGTAGCCTTTCCTTCGGAAAGTATTCTTGAGGCAGAAGAATTGTTCGAATCAGTAGAGGATCTATATTTTGCAACGGAATCTGTATATGTTAAATATGTTGCAGATATAACTATAATTCATCCGAATATTGCTTTGGCAAGCCTTCCCATTACTGGGGGACCTTCTACAAACAGCTTGCTTGGATTTGGAGCATCAAATTTAAGCGGAACAAATCAGCCAATATTTTTTAACTTTGATGATGCTGGAGATATAGAGTCTATTTTAAGATTTGCGCCAACTGAATTATCTGTAACTACTTCTGGCGTCAGTAGTGCTGGGAAGATAAAAATAACAGGAACAACAATCAACAGGGTTATCTTAGAGGTTACTGCCGGAACAACAATGACGGGGACGAACTTTGACATAGGTTCGGATTTAGAAACAGAATTGGATTTAAGTGAAATACCAACAAACATAGGGATTGCACGGGTTGATAAGGTTTGTATTTTGGATTCATATGGAGATGTAAGTGACGAATATGATTTACTTGGCTACTCATTAAATAATATAGATTATGATGTAGGATCTGCAGAATTAGATTCAGATTTAAATAATTATGAGTTTACCCTTCCGTCTACAGAGAATAATTCAGCAATATCTGTTAGCTCTGGAGATACTGTCCAGCTGCATCTTTTGGTATATAATGAGGATGGCTTTGAAGAGTTATATTATTCGAATTCAGGCTCTAGGGCAACAGAAAACAGATTCGGCAGAATAGACAGAATCTCTGTTACTTCTGGGTTTAGATCTTCAACTGGAAATCTTATTGGAATGGTAGAAGTTCGGCCTGCTAATCAGCCTGGAACCGGAGAGACATATTTTGTTGACTATGAGTTTTTATCTCCAAAAGAAGGAGAAAGAATCACAGTTTCTTATAATGTAAATGGCCTTATAATTAATGCAACCACGGAAATAGAATCTGTCAGACCTGTGACTGCAGATGTTTTAATAAAGGAAGCAGAGGAAATAACTGTAGATGTCACTGGAACATTATTAATAAATGATGATGCGCTTAATGAGGCCGGAACTATTGTTCAAAATGTTTCAAACGCAGTAACCTCACGCCTTAGCTCCACTAAGCTAGGGTCTGTAATAGATTATTCAGACATTATCTCTTCTGCTGCTGCAATTACGGGAGTGGACTCTGTGAATATATCTTTGTTCAATGAAACAGGCAAGACGGGGAGAAAGGCATTTATAAAAGCTCTTGATAATCAAACGATTTCTCCCGGAGCGGTAACCTTTGAAACAATTTCAAGAAATAAATTTAGGATAAGTTAGGTTTAAAGATGCTATTAAGGCCAATATCTTTTTCAATTCCGTCTAGTACAGAATTAAAAGTAACATTTAACAGCTCAATAAGCGAGCTTGTAACTACAGATAATTTTGAAGTTATCTCAGTAAGCGGGCACACAGATGGGTTAGACATACTCAAGGTGTCAATAGACGAAAGCGTAGTCGTCATAAAGACTAGCCCCCAAATTGCTGGAAATTTTTATATATTAAAACTTCAGGACTCTGACGATGTATTGTTTTTATCAGAATCTGGAGAAGAGTTAGTAAACGACGATGTAAGCAGAGATTTGTACTTTACGGGAATTGATAATCTAAATCCAGTTAAAGAAAGAATGTTTTTAAACATTCCAAAGATATATAATGTTGAAAACTCAAATCTAACAACTGTTTTATCGGCACAAGCAACTGAAATTTATCAAGCACAAAAAGATTTAGGCAAAATTTTAAGTGATAACTTTATATCTGTAAGAGCCGTTGATGAAAAAAGAATAAGAGGCTCTGGAGCTACAGATAGGCTAATGAACGAAAATGCATATTTGATAGAAAGAATTTCTCCAAATTTAACGGGCAATAATTTAATTTTTAAATCATTAAATTATAATGTAGATTCTGAGATAGAGAACCATACGGAACTTACAGTAAACCCAATCTCTCTACAAGAAGAATACGCTGAGGAAGAGATTTCAATTTCTTCTGAAAATAATGGATTTAAAGGATTTTTATTGGATCTTGCAAATGAAAATGTAATTAAAGTTATAAGTTTAGTTTTAGAAAAAGAAGATGATGAAGAAGATTGTGATGGAAATATAGGCACAGAATATAATATAGAAAGATATAAGTATTCTATAAAAGATAATAAATATGATCCACAAAGTGCGTTTAGTTATTATGCGCTAGACAGCAATCAGGTGCTTCTGTCGGAATTTGGAAACATAACAGAGCCGATGATTACGGACAAGATTACAATCTCATATCTTTATCGAGACCTGGGAGTTTCTGTAAACAATGAGTCTATAGAGGTATATAATATAAAGCATGCTATCACAGAAGCTGTTCCTGCAAATATCACTAGATTTTTTCTAGAAAATGCACCAATTGTAAATTCTGAAAATGAAGTATATGAATTAGATGGAGTTATCTTTACAGATGGTGAAAATTCAGAAGTAATTCCAGAAGAATTTCGAACAGAGTTGGTATTCAACGCATCAAAGCTCCCATCATTGCTTGGAGAATATACAATAAATTATAGCACCGGAGAGGTGATTGTAGTTGGCGCAGAAGAAATTGGAGATGGAACTGGAACAAAAAATAATTTTGCATCTTATTATTATAGAAATTCTTTTACAGAAAATTTAGATTATTATATAGAGGACAATAATTTAGTTCCATCTTCAAGCAGAACCCTGGCCAGTGAGTCTGTAAATATAGATTTTAATTATGACAAAATATATATCGAAGGGATCGATTATAATGCGCCTTGCCACATTGAGGTGTTCAACGAGCATGTTGAGAATAATTTTGAGTCATCGTTTGTTATAAGTCCTGCAAATACCCCCGTAACAGACGTGTTTAGAATATATAATCAAACAACTGGGGAGGTTTATCAGTCATTATATCACACCAAAGAGCAAATACATTTTTTCGGCACAAGGTCTCCAGAGTTTAAAACGCAATCAAATGAGCTTGTAAAATTTGACTTGATTGAGCTAGAGAGGCTTGAGCCGATAGGCGAATTCGTTTGTCCCGCGTTTTCTGTTGTAATAACCGAAAATGCATCAAATAATTATATTGCGTTTTCTCCAGGAATACCGGCAGAATTAATTGATTATAACTCACAAAACTATTTTGCTAGAGATTTTGGATCCTCAAATGATAGCGGCATAGAAGATTTGCAAATAAAGTATTTTGGAGATCCAGATTCAGATAATTTAATAAATTCTTTCGCCATAAATTCTACGGCAACGACTCCAGATATTGGAAGTGACGCAAATATTGGAACAAAAGGCTTAACCTTTGCGTTAGAAAATAGCATGATATTAAATGAATCACAAGACGCAATAGGCTCTCACAATAATTCTTCTATTTCGTTAGAAAGAACAGATTTATTTATAAATGAAAAATATTTTAAAGCAATTGACTCTAATCCTGGGCTTAGTCGAGTATCAACAGATACTCTGGAGTCTACAATATCCGCAGAAAAAGGAGAAGATTTTTATGACAATCTATCCAGACTCAGGCGAGTAGGAGACTATGCCGTTGATTATAAAAATGGGCATATTTATCTGGCAATTGAATATGAGCAAGAGTATGAGGTTGGAACAATTAATTATAGACATAATTCTATAACAACTTTAAACTACAATATATTAAATGTTACACAGGCGGCGAAAAAATTAATTTCCTCTGATGTTGCAATAGATGCAACAAGGCTTTATGAAAAATTATCTAATACAAGCACCACTGCTAGTATTTTAGATCTTGAAAATACAATTACGTCATATGACGGAGAAACAACCGCCTTTGATGAGAATAATGAGCTTCAATATATATGTGAAATTTTAGATGATTATATAATCGCTCTTCCATATGATATAGTTGATGTCAAAGGAGTATACACAGATGGCGTATTAGAAGGAGAGGGTCTTGACTCTTCTGAGCAAGGTAATAGGGCAGAAGATTTTAATAAAGATAATGTCAATGTACCTCTGGAAGCGGGCGGAGGAAATATATATAATTCTAAATATATGTCTTTTTCTGAAAATATTATTGATTTGAAAAAGGTTTTTTCTACAAGACTGCTTGCAGATGCGGGGTATTTTACTATCGCTGTAAAGGATTCAGACTTTGATAAGCTTATTTCGGTGATCCATACGCCATCTAATACAAAGGTATTTGATAGTGAATTAAATATTTTAAAGCTAGATAATCTTGAAATAGCAGCATCTGAATTAAATGAAGATGAAGATACAGCAGTAGTCAGTATAAAGTCGGGTGTTGATCTAAGCACAGTAGACAATACTGCTGATTATTTAATAGATGATAACGGAATGTACTTTGAAATACTTTCTGCTGACTTAGACTTGTCTACAGTTGATATATCTAGTCCGGCGGTAAATGACTCTGGAGAAACCTTGCCAGCCACAGGTGCCTGCAAGATTATTGTAAAAGCTACAGTTGATGCCGGGGATAAGGGCGTTACTATAAAGTTTCCAACAGATTCATTTGTTAACCCCTTTGATCCAATTGATATAACTTATAAAACAAAATCTGTTCCAGAAGTAGGAGATCAGGTAAATGTAGATGCAAGATCCGGAAGCATTTATTTTGACTATCTTTATTCTTATGATGACATTTATATATCTTACGAATATGGAGATAATGAGATAAATTGGGCGATAAGCGATTCGGTTCAAGAGGATGAAGATTATTATGTTACATATAAATATGGAGCATTAAGAGAGGCTCTTAGGAGAAATTTTGGGGTTCTAACTAAAATTCCATTTTTTAGTAATTTTGGCGAAAGTTCAGATCGAGAAGTTTACAGAAGTGCCCTCGCAGGAACGATGCAAGCGTTTACAAAGGGGCCGACAGTTCCTGCTTTTAAATTATTAGTTGAATCATTTACTGATATTGAGCCAAATATAACAGAATCAGTTTTTGGGAATTGGATCCTTGGCCGTGATCATTTGCATCCAAATGATGTAAAATATGAGGGGGTTCTAGATTTCCGCCCCGGAAGATTTGAAAATGGACTAATGTTTAATGATGAC